TATGGGGTGCCTACAGAGACGGCTACGGTATGGAGATGACAGCATGAAGAGATTGAGAAGATGTAAGATGTGCGGCGGAATAGTGGACCTTGAGGCGAGAATCATTGGCAGCAGGGTGGCAACCGGCCAGATAAAGTGCCGTAAATGTGGGCGGGTAGTCCACCTGGGAATATCGGTAAATATCAAGAACGGGCGGGTGCTGGATGAGGATGAGTTGCTGGATAAGGCAGCAAAGGAGTGGAACAAATGACAAAAAAGGCTCATTGTCCGTATTGCGGACTGGTTGATGATATGCCGGTGGCCGAGACGGGATGCTATTCAGACGGGAAACCAAAGAAGATTTATAGTCTGAAATGCCGGCGCTGCGGGCGGGTTTTCTGGCAGAAGGAGGAAACAAAATGAAAATGATCTACCTATCACACCCATACACTGGGAACGAAAAAGAGAATGCCGCGGATGCGGAGAGGACGAGGGCAGCGCTGCAGTATGACAACCCGGAGGAATGCTATGTAAATCCTTTGAGTATGTTTGGCGAAAGCAATGGAGAATATTATCAGGTATTGGCACAATGCCTTGAAGTGCTGTCCCGCTGTGATGAAATTATCTTTTGCGATGGATGGCGGGAATCCATCGGCTGTCAGGCAGAGATGGCATTCGCAATGCAGCAGGGAATCAAAGTGGAGTTTTTGAATGATGACTGATTATCTGTTTATCGGGGCGGTCATATTTATCACTGGAGGATTCGCGGGAGTGCTGGTAGCAGCGCTGTGTGTTGCAGCATCGGGAGACAGGCGGCGGGATGAATAAACCGTGAGTGGAGGAAAGGACATGGAAAAAATAGCTGCGGCCACGGCATCCAGCCGGGCGGAACAGCGGAACCGACAGAAGCAGGAACATAAGCGGCATAGCAAAAATCGCAAGCGCTTGCGGATTTTTGACAGTGACATGAATGCAGCAATAGCGAGGGAAGCGAAGATGAGCCAACGGGAAAAGCAGCGGCGGGAGGAACGCTGGCGGCGGGATCTGGACGAAATAAGCAGGGAAATAAACGAGAATAATGGAGTGCGATAGGATGGCAAAACAAATGAATTGTCCGCGGTGTATGGCGATACTAGGGGAAACTGTACGAATGAATCCCAGGGAGGATGATTATTACTGCTGCCCGGAATGCGGAGGGGAGTTCTGGCCGGGGCGGGCGGATAATGGGCTGGCGCTACGGGAGATACAAGAAGGGAACACGTACGTATCGCTAAGCCTGCAGGAAAAGGAAAGGGTGCCAGGTGGTGGTGGAAGTGTTGGACGGGCAAAGAAGCAGGGAAAGAAGAAAACATTGGCGCAAATCAATGCTGAACTTGGCGGAACGAATCGAGGGAAAAATAAAAATTTCTGCAGTTGACAAATATTTGACAAAATGATATAATCCATATCGTTGGTAGGTGTACCTAAGAGCAAATAGGCCAGTCGGATTATCCGGCTGGCTTTTTCTTGACGTTTTATGGGGTGCGGCGGTATAATAGGCATAAAGAGACAGCTGATGTTTGGTCGCGTCGGCTCTCCTAGGAATTAAAAATTCGTTTGAAAGAAGTCGCCGCTAACCGCTACGCGGCTTTTTTCATGCCTATTTCAGCAATGAAAAGATGGTTGCAATCAGAGTTGCGATGGCTACCCCAAGGGATAACCTCTCGTAATTCGTCATCGGCACCACCTCCCTGCAAGCAGGGAAGCCGACTCATCAGCTGTCTCCAAAAAATATTATAGCATACCCAAGGCCGCTTTTATAGCGGTCTTTTCTTATGCCCATTTTCGGATGGGAAACCTCCTAACATAGATAGCGGCAGCCAGGTCGAGGATGACGCAGTATGGGTCCATAGCTCAGTTGGTAGAGTATCCGGCTCATAACCGGGCGATCGCAGGTCCGAATCCTGCTGGACCAACCATATCATGGCGGCTACATGATAATACCTGAAGCGTACGGCAGATTGATCCCTGCATTATCATTGCTGGCAATACTAGCAGGCCGCCTTTTATAGAACTATTGCCGCGAGGCGGCTTATTTTTATATTGGGGTGATGGAATGGTACATTGCAACAATCGGAAATGTGAATACAATATCGATGGCGAGCGGTGCAGCCGAAGCACGATATACTACATCAACCACCTTTGCATGACATTCCGGCGGCTGCCGGCCATGACAGACTTGATGCGGCAGCCGTTCTCATCCAAGTGCCGGCGCAAGGATGGAAAGTATCAATCTACGGATACGAAGGTGATACGGTGACGGAGATACTGAAGTGTAAACGCGTCCACCTGACCGGCAAGAAGCTGCGTGAGCTGAACGAGCACATATTCGCCCGGGACAGAAGCTGTTGTGTAGTATGCGGCCGATGGGTGGATCCTGGGACGAAGTTCCATCATGAGCCATGCGGTACACGAAAGTCAGATGAGATGGAGCATGGTGTAGTGCTTTGCAATCAATGCCACTATGATCGGCATTTTAGCGGCCGATGCAATGAAATAAAGGAGAAAATCCAGGAATATCTTTTTGATTTGTACAGATAAAATCGTGGGTCCTTCCAGAAAACAAAGGGCTGCAGGGGTCGGCAGCCCCGCGGGGATTTTCTAGATATCAAACTTTCTTAGGGCTTATTTATAATTTAGCCCGTGCTGAATAAATCATGAAATTCTGTTCACTTTCAACTATGAGCAAGATTTTTCTGATAATGAAATTTTGAATTATTTTTTATAAGCGAGGATGTGGATGGATTGAAAATTTCAAAAGACCTGAGGGCCCTAACGACAACGCAGACGGAAATGGCCAGGGCGTTGAGTATAACACAGCCGCGCATCCACCAGCTGATAGAAGAAGGAACAATTATGCGGGACGCTGCAGGCGGGGTAAAGGTTATTGAGAGCCTGCGCAATTACTATAATTCCGGCAACGGAGAAAAAGATGAAAATGAGCTTGACCTGGATAAAGAAAAAGCGGCTCATGAGCGGATCAAGCGTGAATTGTCAGAGATAAAGCTATCCGAGACGCGGGGAGAAATACATCGAACCGAAGACATCAGCCTGCTCCTGGGGAACTCTATCGTTATTTTTCGCAATCAGCTATTGCGGATGCCATCTAAGATGGCGCGGCAGCTGGAAGGAAAGGGCGTAGATGAAATGAATCAGCTGTTGACGCAGGAAGTCAATGCGATTTTAAAGGATTTGAGCGAGACGGATGTATCGAAAATAGGAGAGATTGTGGATGAAGAATAAGAGAAAGGCACCGGAAAGGAAAAAGGCCAGAGAGCCGACGAAGAAAAAGAATATGCCGAAGATCCCGCGGAAAACGGCAGCGTTGTTTGAACGGATATTGCATATGGTAGCTCCACCGCCGGTATTATCCGTAACAGAATGGGCGGATAGCTATCGGTTTATACCGGATGAATACGGGGCCGAGCCAGGGCGGTGGGATTCCAGCCGGGCACCATACCAGAAGCCTATTATGGACGCATTCACGACGATGGGTGTCCATAAGGTCATAGCCATGTTGTCCGCGCAGCTAGGAAAATCAGAGATATTGTTCAATGTAATCGGGCGGTTTATCCACCTGGACCCATGTCCGATGTTGATGGTTCAGCCTACGCTTACAGATGCACAAGACTGGTCAAAAGAGCGATTGACGCCAACAATTGAGAATACACCTGCGCTGCATGAGCGCATCTATGATCAAAAGTCGCGCAAAAGCGAGAATACCATACTCAAAAAGCTGTTCCCAGGTGGATATTTGGCCCTGGTTGGTTCCAACGCACCGTCCGGACTGGCAAAACGATCCATCCGAGTGCTTCTTTTCGATGAGGTTGACCGTTTTGACAGGTCTGCCGGAACCGAAGGAGATCCAGTTGACCTGGGAATCAAGAGAACGTCAAACTTCTGGAATTACCTCATCGGACTTTTTTCTACTCCAACGGATGCCGCCAGTCGTATTTATCGTGAATACATGCTGGGAAGCCAGGAGGAATGGCGATATAAGTGCCCAAATTGCGGTGAATGGCATTGGCTGACTATATGGAACATGAAATATGAGTTTGATGAATTTGAGGTAGATGGCCATAAATCATATCGCGTGGATAGCGTGAAATGGTGCTGCCCGGATTGCGGATACCGATATACAGAAGCAGAAATGCGGGCGGCAGAGCAAGGATATATTACTCAAAACCCCAACATAACGGATGTACGCTCTTTCCATGTGAATGCGTTTACCAGTCCTTGGCTGTCATGGAAACAGATTGTTGCGGAGTATCTGGCCGCACGGCATGATCCGGAGTCCATGAAGACATTTATCAATACCCGACTGGCAGAGCTGTATAAGCCGGTGGGTGAACTAAAAAATATAGACATCCTGCTCAAACGGCGGGAAACCTATACAGCAGAGATACCGGATGGTGTGCTGGTGCTTACGGCGGCAGTTGATACCCAGGATAATCGCCTGGAATATGAGATTGCCGGATGGGGGCGGGATGAAGAACGATGGGGTATAAAGAAAGGCGTCATCCTCGGACGGCCGGATAATCCGGATACCTGGGGCCGGCTGGATGAGCAGCTGGATCGCCGATATTCGTTTTCAGATGGTCGCCGCATAAAAGTGGCCTGCACCTTTATCGACCATGGTGGGCATTACTCAGATAAGGTCTATCAATACTGCCAGGAAAATATGTATAAACAGCGCTATGCCATCCAGGGCGCCCATGAATTTGGTGTTCCCATTCTGTTTAAGATGGCCAAAGCGAAAGGTTTTCCCTCACTGCCCGTCTATATGCTGGGCGTAAATGATGGGAAGCAGTATATTATCCAGCGATTGAAGGATGTAACGGCCCCAGGTCCGGAGTATTCACATTTTCCTGATGATGATAGACGCGGCTATGACAAAGCCTATTTCAAAGGCTTGTTATCGGAGCAGTTAGAAAAGAAGATTGTCAAGGGACGGCTCGTGCAGGTATGGAAAAACATTGCCGCAGATAAGCGTAATGAGCCTATAGATTTGCAGATTTACAATCTGGCGTGCCTGCGGGCAATAAATCCGGACTGGAGTGTGTATGAAGCACTTTTAAGTGAAAATGGACAGGAACCGGTCAATGGGAAAGCTGCAGGCAAGGCGGAAAACAGCAATGATGAAAAAACAGTCTATGGATGCATTAGCAGGGGGATATGATATGGCAGAAGATATCAACAAGCAACGCCTGGCGAATTATCTGGAAGCAGAAAAAAAGGCATTGGAAGGCCAGGAGTACCAAGATGGGAGCATCAAGGTACGGCGGGCGGATCTGGATAAGTTGGGCAGCGGCATCAATACACTGCTGGCCACGGGAGCCGGTGCTACGGTAACCGGAACGTCCCAGGGGCGTTGCCGGCGGGTGATTTTTGTAGATGAGTGAGGAGGCGGCTTATGAGTAAGCGGCGGAGCAAGGGAAGAAATAAGGCCAGGATGCCGACGATATCCAGATCAGCCAAAGTGACTAATACGGGATATTCTGAAACCGGGGCCAGCTACAAAAAAGGGAGCCTGGCCGGATGGAGACCGGTGCGCAGCAGCCCGCAGTCAGATATCGATGCAAACCTATCAACGCTTCGGGCCCGCAGTGCGAGCCTGACTATGGGAACACCAATAGCGTCGAGCGCTGTCAATAATTCGCGTACCAATGTCATCGGAGCGGGGCTGCGGGTTTCGCCGCGGCCTAAATACGGATTGCTGGGCATGACCGCAGAAGAGGCTGAGACATGGGCTAAACACACTAAAGAGGAATTCGATCTTTGGGCTGCATCGCCTTTTGCGGATATCTGTAAACGAAATAATTTTTATGATATGCAGGACATCGCCTATATGTGCTACCTCATCGATGGGGACAGCTTCGCGGCAATCAAATATCGGCGGCCTGAAGTGTATATGCCCTATGGACTGCGGCTGCAGCTGGTAGAGGGTGCAAGGATATGCAATCCAGGTGTGACCGGCATTGTGGGAGCGATATCCCCATGGACGATCACAATTCACAATCCGGACAATGGGAATCGTATTATCAATGGCGTAGAGGTGGATGATGATGGAGCGGTGACGGCATACTGGATATGCAATCGCTATCCGTATGATCCGGCCAATATGAGCATGGCACCGGAATGGCAGCGGGTAGATGCCTTTGGCCTGCGGTCGGGGATGCCGAATATCCTGCAGATCTGTCATGATGAGCGCCCGGAACAATACCGGGGAGTGCCATATCTTGCGCCGGTCATTGAGGTGATCAAGCAGGTGGGACGGTATTCGGATGCAGAGCTGACCAGCGCAATCATTAAGTCG